GTGGTCAAGTTGCAATTAGTACAATTTCATCATTCCCCAATGGTTCATTTGGTAATATCTTTACAGTAGATACTACACCTTCTACAAATCAGTTTACTGCATATGTTGGTGTTTCTACTTATCCATCTCTTTACCACTCTGGTGGTCAAGTAGAAACGTTTACAACACTACCTTATGATGGTCAGGTTGTATATCTTGATTCAATTTATAACACTATTAAAGGTGTTAATATCACCAGTGGTGGTTCTGGTTATGCAACAGCACCAACAGTTACCTTCTCCGATCCTTCAGAATCATGGGGAGTTAAAGCAACAGGTGTTGCACGACTGACAGGTGGTTCTGTGACATCTGTGGACATGATTTCTAATGGTAGGGGTTATACAGGAACACCTACTGTAACCTTCACTGGGTCCGCTACAGGCACCCCTGATGTATTACCTACATACTATGTGGTCAGCAGTGCAACTCCAGTTGTTGGTGGTATCACTACGGTCACATTCACTCAAAATGTACCTTATGCGGTTGGTGTTGGAACTACTGTTCCTTTCTTCAAACAAAGTAGAGTACTTGCTTCATCTCAAGCATTTGAATATATTGGTTCTGGTAATACTGCTCTTACCGCTCTCCCACAAAGAGGTGGTATTGCAATCCCAGAGAATGAAATTGTAAACAAGAATGGTGGTTTGGTCATCTTTACTTCTACCGATCAAGCAGGTAACTTTAAGATTGGTGAAGGAGTTATTATTAATCAACTTGAAGGATCTATTACTGGTGATGCTTACAACAGAAGCCTATTTGCCAACATCACACCTTACATTCTCGCATTAGGAGGAGACTCATAAAATGGCATTAGCCCTTAACAATTATCAGACAATCACAGGTGTTGTCGGACTCAATACGGTAGGTATCTACACGGCACCTACTGGATATAGTGCTATTGTCCTTTTAGCACAAACCACCAATATTGGTAGTGACACACAAACTATCAGTTTTTCTCATGAGAGAACATCCGCAGGTATTGCTGTAACCACAGAAATTCTAAAAGGTTTCCCAGTACCAGCAAATGATGCCGCAAATCTTCTAGCAGGTAAACTCGTTCTTGAAACTGGAGATTCTCTTGTTATATCATCAAGTAGTAATACTGACGTGAAATTTATCTCATCTATCCTAGAGACACTTAATCAGTAAATAAAATGGCAAGATACGCTAGTAACGACCAAAAAAACTTTAAAATTGGTATAAGTTCTTTTAGTGACAACAGAACTTCGTTGGAAGTTATCGGTCGCGTTGGTATCAACAGTTCTAGTGCAAAATCAGCATTAGATGTAGCCGGTTCGGTGAACGTATCAGATGGATTATCTGTAACTGGTCTCTCTACATTTACTGGTATTGGTACCTTTGTCAGTGATTTATATGTTGGTGGTAACCTAAATGTTGTTGGTGACCTTGTATATGATGAAGTAACTGGTAGAAATCTTAATATAACTGGTGTCGCGACAGTCGGCACAGCACTTACTGTCAATGGACCTTCTAATTTAGTTGATACCTTTGTATCTGGTGCCCTTACTGCAACAACATTTACTGGTGCTGGTACTGGACTGACTGGTATCACCAGTGCAACGAATGCAACTAATATCTACGGTGGAGCAACAGGTCAGTTACTATATCAGGCACAACCAGGTATAACCTCTGCGTTTGAGAATGGGACCACTGGTTTTGCACTTATATCAAGAGGGTCAAATCAACCACCAGAATGGTTAGCCGCAGCTCCAGCTGGTGCCATTGAAGGTCTTCTAATATTTGACGAAGGTTCTTCAGTTGGTGGAGGAATAACATATTCAGGTGTTGACTTTAGAGGTCTTCAAGTTACTGCCACTGGTGGTAATAATGGTGGTATTGCCACTATTACTGTTACAGAACAACCATATGTAGCACTTTCGGGTATTGCAACGAATGTCATTGGTGGTATTGCTTCAGTTACTCAACTGAATGTAAACGCTGGTGTATCTTCATTCGCAGACTTTAAGATTACATCGTCTGGTGTAGGTGCAACAGTTGGAACATCTGCAGGTATTACGACATATTATGGTCGTGGTACTGAACTCACAGGTATTGTTACTTCTCTTGTTGCCGGTGAGAACATTGCAATCAGTGCTTCAACTGGTAATGTCACAATTACTGGTCTGGCAAAGACTGACCGAATCAATGCCGATTCGTTAGTTGTTAGTGGTATTTCAACACTAGGTATCATTACTGGTGCTGAATCTCTGGGTGTTGGTACTGTATATGCAACTAACATTGTTAGTGACACTGCAACATTCAGTGGTGATGTTTCGATTGGTGGTACTGTTAGTGACCTAAATGTTACAAATTTAGTTGTTACTGGTGTTTCAACACTGGGTATCATCACTGGTGCAGAATCTATTGGTGTTACTACAATATACACTGATAATATTGTTGGTGGTACTGCAACATTCAGTGGTAATGTCACTATTGGTGGTACTTTAACCTACGAGGATGTTTCTAACATCGACTCTGTTGGTTTTGTAACCGCAAGAATTGGATTGAATGTTGGTTACACTACTGGACCATCTGGTATTGGTGTTACTGTTCTTCCTGATGGTAGTGGAGTATTCGCTGGTATACTAACAGCACAAAACATTGATGTTGGTACCGATTTAAATGTTGGTTCTGCAACATCACAGTTTACAGTTGTATCATCTGGTTCCACCATTATGGTTGGAATTGGTACCACAAACCCACTACATACTTTGGATGTTAGAGGTGATACCAACATTGAAGGTAACCTAACAGTCAACAATAACACTATTCCTTCATTAGCAATGGTAATTGCTCTTGGTGGACTTTAATAAATAACTAAAAAGTATTAATACAATGGCGGAGTCATTTAACAATAAACTGACATCATCAGCTGGGATTGTGACAACAACGACAGTTGCTAGTATTGGTGCTGGTGCAACAACCATTTCTGGTATATCAACGAGTGGTATATCCGTTGGAGATATGGTTAATGCCACATTCTTTAGGGGTGCAACGAAAGTATATTCAATTGGTACCGGTTCGGTTCTTGTAGATAAATCGTCTATAAACAATTCAATCGCAGCCAATCAGGCTGTAACCTTTATGGGGGTTACAACTGCATATACTGCATCAAACAAAGCTATTCTTGTAGGTGGTACTTTTGCAAACCTTACAGGTAATTCTGTAAGTCTGTTTGTTGAGATTGGTATTGGAAACACTTTTGCTAATATTGCAAATGATATTCCGGTCCCAACTGGAAGTTCTTTTGTTATCAGTGACGCAGGTAAAACAATTCTGAGACCCAATGAAGAAATTAGGGTTTATTGTGATACTGAAAACGCGTTAGACGTAAGTCTTAGTATTTTAGAAGGAGTTGCCTGATGTTAGGTAATAACGGGTATCTAGGTCGTAACCCAGGAGATTCATCAGTAATTGTTGCTCGTCAGGTATTCAATCCTACGGGTGTTCAAACTTCATTTGTTTTCGCAACAAAATATCAAATCGGGTATCTTGAGCTATATCTGAATGGCGCAAAACTGATTACAAGTCAGGATTATAATGGAACAGACGGAACAAATATTGTATTAACAACTCCAGCTCAGAGTGGAGATGTATTAGAAGCGGTATCATATAAAGCATTTAATGCAGTTATTCCAACAGATGCACCTGGTAACTTTACCGTAGATGGTAACTTACTGGTTCAAGGTGACACTGAACTAGTTTCTGGTGTATCGACTGGATTTATTTCTGCGGTTGGCATTCAGTCTGGTGGTAATCAGATTGGTACTGGTATTACAACCATAAACTTTATTGGGGTTGGTAATACTGTTAAGGTCAATGGTACAACTGTTGATGTCAGTATTGAAAGTGGTGCCTCTGGTGTCGGTACTGCGATTAAATATCCAAATAATCAAAAAAGTCCATTCAGTTATATCAATGCAACTACATATGTAACTGAAAACATTGTACTTGATACAACAAATGCTGGTAATGACCACTCTTATGTTGTAGTTCAAGAACCAAGAATTATTGTTCAAACTGGTGCAGCAGTAACAGTTGGTCTTGGTAAGACACTCATAACTGACCTATATCAGTTGGGTAACCTCTGATAAATACAATTAAAAGATATTAACAATGTCAGCAATTAATGTAAATTCTATTACAGGTAGGACTGGTACTCACGGACCAGTGCTGACGGGTGTGACTACCGCGACGAATGGGTTGAATATTATTGGTGGTAATGTTGGTATAGGAACCTCGGTACCAGAGGGACAACTTCACCTCCGAAGTGGGGGACCAAACGTAAGATTTCAGGACATTCAGGGTGGTACCTCAAGACTGAGAATGAATACTATCTCTCCTGTTGGAGGTAGATTTATTATGGAGGGTGATATATTAGGTGAACAAGGTGATGATTTTCTATTAGGATTCAGAGTAGGTGGAGTCGATAGTAGTTCAGAAAAAGTATCAATTGGTATTCATACTACATTTTTCAATTCAGATACTGGTACTGGTGGCGATTTTGCAACTGGAGCATCTGTCTGTATTGCAGGAACTGAAACTTTTTCATCTAAAGATTTTGGAGAAGGTGATCAGGCTACGATTCAATTTGTAAATACAAGTAATCAAGGTAGAACTAACTTTATTGGAATAGGTTCTGGTTCAGATAGTTTAACAATTTCTGCAGATCATTTCGGTGAAGCATCTGTTAGTGCTATTGATATGAAAATTGATGGTGTTACTATATTACATCTTGGGGATGGAGGAAGTGGTAATGACTCATATTTTTCTGGTGGTTCTAACACTTCTTGGTTTAATTTTAACTGTAGTGGTCAGAATGTTGCATTTAATGCTGATGACAGTGGGAATGGTAGGGGTTACACAGAGTTTAATTACAATTGCACTGATTCAAATAATCAGGCCACAGGTACCACTTGGGGAACTTTAAGTATTCAAGGTACTAATGGAACTTTAGAATTAGTAAGAAATACTAACACTGGAAATGATGCTTTTCTAGAGATACAAGGTAAAACTTCTTACGGTTCTAGTAATAAAATTACCAGATTTCTTGGTGATAGCGATGCACTTAATATTATTAACGACAGCCCTGGAGACTATAGTATTAATAATAGTGCCACAAATCATTCAATCAGTTTTGCGAATGGTACAGGTGGAGTTTTTATTCATTACGCCGACAGTGCCTCCACAAATTTCGGTATAAGTGCTACCGATGGGGTGGGAGTCAAATCAAAACTCATTTACGATACTACCAGTTCGTCAACAACAAATTATTTGAGAATTAGTGGTTCTGGTACAGCTTACGAACTTCAAAGATCAACTTCATCTAGAAGATATAAGGATAATATTACAAATTATGTTGGTATTGGCCTAACAAGAATTGAGAATATTACTCCTAAAACCTGGGCAGATCACAAAACTGGTGAACAAGTTGTTGGTCTGATTGCAGAAGAACTTCACGATATTGGTTTTACTGAGGCAGTATCTTATTCAGAGTGGGATGCAGGAAGTGAATTGGGATATGGCGATGAACCAAGCTATATGGTCGGAAATGGTACAACTCCTGTTACTAAAAATGGTGAAGATTTAGATGAAGGTGTTGAAGTAGTGGATGGCATTTCAGATAGAGCTGTACTATGTGAAATGTTGATTGCAATTAAACAATTAAAAGCAGATAATGATTCTTTAAGACAAAGAATCTCGACATTAGAATCTAACTGAGGAGAAAACGCATGACTACTAATTACACTTGGCACATTTTAAACCTAGTAAGACGCACATCTGATGGCATGGTGTGGAATATTGAGTATAAAATTTCCGCAACTAAAGGAGAATTAAGTACAAGTACTGAAAGGTATGTGAAAGTACCTCCTGCAGCAAGTCCATTACCATTTTCTTCTCTGACCGAAGCCCAAGTTATAACTTGGGTAAAGGAGAGATTGGGGTCAGAAAAAGAACAAAAAATTATTGATTTCTTAGATACAGAGATTTCAAAAAAAGAAAATAAGACCAGGATTACTGAGTTACCTTGGTGAACATAATAAATAACTAAAAAGTATTGAGATGTCAAAAATACAAGTCAATGAAATCGTCAATCACTTTGACAATGGTGCTCCAGACTGTCCTAAGGGACTGACAGTCACTGGTATATCAACTTTCAGTGGTAATGTATCCATTGGCGGTACTTTGTCGTATGAAGATGTAACTAATATAGATTCCGTTGGTATCATTACTGCACGAGATGGTTTGGATACCCCCACAGACCTAGTATTAAGAACTGGTGGGACAGAAAAACTTCGTATAACTTCTGCCGGTATCACATCAATTACTGGTTCTCTTGAGGTTAATGGTAATAATTACCCTACAGCTGGGACGTTAAGTAATAGAAATTTGTTAATTAATGGTGCGATGCGGGTTGCACAGAGGGGAACAAGTTCTACTTCGAGTAATTATGGTACTGTTGATCGTTTTAGGCCTTCTTTCTCAGGTGGCACAATTACTCAAACCCAAGAAACTTTACTTACTGGTGATACGCCATATAGTTTCGGGTTTAGAAAGTATATACGTTTGGCTAATACATCACCAATAACAAATACCACATCTAATCATAGGCGTCTTCTCATTAGGATAGAGGCACAAGATATTGCTAATTCCGGCTGGAATTATACAGACAGTAACAGTTATATTACTTTTTCAATGTGGGTAAGGTCTAGTATTGCACAAACATTTAATTGGTTTTTATCCGCACAAGATGGTAGTCCGCAATCATATTCTTGGCCTGTCACTCTAGCAGCCAATACATGGACTAAAATTGAAAAAAGTTTTCCTGGCAATTCTAACTTAACATTTGATGACAATGAAAATTTGGGGTTACAAATCGATTGTGGGATGTATTGGGGGACCAGTTACACCGGATCGGGTGCACCGTTTGAGGAATGGGGTTCATACATTAATAGTGAAAGAGCTCGTGATTTTGATAATACTTGGGGTACTACCACCGATGCAACTTTTGATGCGGTTGGTGCCCAATTAGAGTTGGGATCCAATGCAACTCCGTTTGAACACGAAAGTTATGGTCAGACACTACAAAAATGTAAGAGATATTATCAAAGATGGGAAGTAAGTGCTGGTAGTGGTTACGCTATGACATTTACAGGTCATTTTTCAAGTTCCACTAGTGGAATATTCAGAGTAGATTTAAGCCCAGAAATGAGGGATGCACCTGATTTTGAATTTAGTAATACTTCTGATTTTGATATTGAACCAAGAGATCTTGCAGTTACAGGTACACCAACTGCTAATGACACCAGTCCCCAACAGGCTAACATTAATTTTGCGGTCGCAAGTGGTGGTAGTACAGGTGAGTCTGCTTGGCTTACTATTGATACAACCGGTGGTTATATAGCCTTTGATTCAGAAATATAAGGTAAACTTTCCACTACCTGTTGACTCTGAATAAATAACTAAAAAGTAGATAAAATGTCAAGAGCTCGTAATCTTGCAGGTTTTGGTTCTGCCGTCACCAGTGTAGAAAATCCAGTTAATATCCAAGTAGGGTATGTAACAGCGATTGCATACTATGGTGATGGTTCCGAGTTGACTGGAACTCCGGGTGGTCTTGGTACTGCTCTGGCAGAAAATCTTTCTAGTCCACTGAATAAGATATATTATACGAATGCAAATCTTTCGATTGCATCTACGATTACTGTAGACCCACCAGAATCTGCATCAGCTGCGTATACACAATACACTGATATTGTAATGCAAGGTGACGCTGACTTGATTGTTGGTGATGGTGATGATTTTATTCCTGATATTTTAGGTATTGGTACAGATGTTGATATGCCCGGTGTTCTTTCGGGTGGTAATAGTAAAGTCAGAGCAGATAATTATACAAATAAGAAAGGAACTGGTGCCGCATATGTACCTTATGGTCTTGCAGTACCTGTTGGTGCAGCAGTATCAGTTGGTTATGGAACTGAAGCAACTCCTGGTTTAATTGGAGTTGATACTGATACTGGACTATTCTTCCCTTCTGCTGGTGAGATTGCAGTTACTAATAATAGTAGTGAGACAGTTAGAGTAAATTCAAGTGGTAACGTTGGTATCGGAACTGATAATCCAAGTAAGAAAATACATATTGAAGAATCTACTTCAGAATCTGGTATTCTACTAAAATCGGGTGCAAGAGAATTTGCTCTTAGAGCTCAATCTCAACCTGGGACAGCAGAATCCATTAGAATTGGATCTATCAGTAATCACGGAGTGAGGGTTGTAACTAATGACACAGAAAGATTTCGTATCACCTCTGGCGGTCAAATCAATGTAGGTGCTGGTAATACTCTATTGTTGGGTGACAGTAATCCATCATCCAATACCGTATATAACTACGAGAACATTGCAAACGGTACAATTAGAAAGTATTATGTAAGGGACACATTAAACTCTGGTCAATTGACTAGATTTACTTTCACTGGAACTGATAGAACTTCTGCAATGATTACGATTAATGCTACTGGTTCTTGGACAGCATCCAATACTGCAACTAACCATGTAGCAGCACAATTTGTATGTAGAGTCTTTACAAATAGTAGTGGGACATCATCTGATAGTTCAACAGTCACTACACCATTTGCGTATACTTACTCTACCGGTAGTTACGCATTCAATAATAGTGGTGGTAATGGTTATAGTATTGATATTACTAACCCAACTGGTGATAGTGGGGTATCATTCTTCTATGAGGTAATTATACAGAATGCTGTACCTACTTCACAGCATATATTAACGGCTTCATCTACTGCCTGATAAATAACTAAAAAGTATAAAACCATGGGTCTGAGTTTAAGAGGAACTACATCTGGTGCGGTTGATATCAATGCACCAGCAGTCGCAGGTGATAATACTATCACATTGCCAGGTACCAATGGTGCTGCCAATCAGTTCTATAAGAACAGTGGAACCGCTGGGATTGTAACTCATTCTTCAATGATTGAAGACAGTAGTGGTCGGATTGGTATTGGAACTGATAGTCCTAGCGAAAGTCTTTCGTTGGGTGGAAATATGGATTTTAAGCAATCTTCAAATCTCACAACTACTGTAGGATATCTAAACATTGCCCCCAATGGTTCATTAATACTAGATACTGATACAGGACATATTGATTTTAGAATTGCAAGTAGCGAGAGAATGCGACTCAGCAGTGCAGGCAATCTTGGGATTGGAACTGACAGTCCTGGAACACCTTTAACTGTAAAATCACTTGATAATGCCGATAGTATTTCTATACATGGAAGGAATGCTGATGGTATCAGTAATTTTACACTTTATGGAAGTGATGGAGCTACACAATACGGTAGAATTCAGGCACGTTCAACTTATTTACACCTAGCAGCAGGTGATTCGACAAAGGGAACATATATCGACAGCTCGGGCAGGCTCTTAGTGGGCACGTCTAGTGCAGCTACTGTAGGTCAAGCACAATATGGTTTCATACGAAACATTGGCAATACATCAGGTTTAAGTGGTTATGGTGTTAATAGCATTGGTAGAGGCATTGCTGCATCAACTGTAATAGGAAGTAATGCCACCTTGGGCATGCTTACCTTTACTGACTCTATTGGTGGAGAGTTTGGACGAATAGAATGTAGAACA